GCCGTACCGTAAGCGTGCGTCCTTCGTGGTCAATGATTCCACGGTCAAGGCGCTGCGCAAGCTCAAGAGCGGCAGCGGCGACTACCTGTGGCAGCCCAGCATTACCGTCGGTGCCCCCGATATGCTGCTGGGTCGCCCGGTGTACACCTCGGCCTATATGCCCACCATCGAAGCCGGTGCCAAGAGCATCCTGTTCGGTGATCTGGGCTACTATTGGGTGGCTGACCGCGAGGGCCGCTCCTTCAAGCGCCTGAACGAGCTGTATGCGGCGACCGGTCAGGTGGGCTTCCTCGCGTCCGAGCGTGTGGACGGCAAGCTGATCCTGCCCGAAGCGGTCAAGGTGCTGGCACAGAAGTCTGCCTGATGAGGAGGTTTATGTATGAGCTATTCCACCCGTAACTACCATGCCCACGGCGGCAATGAATGGGTCATCGGCGGTAAGCTGACGTTCCTGCCCGGAGCCACCGTTGAAGGCGCAGAGGGTCTGTTCGACCTTCCCACCTTTGGGGAGCCGGTTGTGCTTCCCAGCCTACCGGACAGCGAGGCGACCACGGTTGCTGCGCTCCGGGAGGACTACAACCGCCTGCTTGCGCTCCTGCGCAATGCCGGTCTGATGGAAAGCCCTGATGCCACGTGATTCTCACTGCCAATGACGTCAAGCAGCATCTGCGCATTGAAGATGCAGACGAAGATGATTACATCGAAGATCTCATCCAGCAGGCGCAGGCCGCTGCGGAGGACTTTTGCCGCACAGAGTTTGGGGACAATGCAGCCCCGCCTGTGCGGCTTGCCGTTCTCCTGATGGTTTCTCACTACTATGAGAACCGCGACAACCCTGACCGCACGATCTACGTGACCATGCGCATGGCCTTTGAGAACCTGCTCTACCCATACCGTGATCCTGACAAAATGTTCTGATGGAGGTGATGATCGTTGCGTGGATACAAATCCTTTGACGGAACGCCGCATCCCGGCGATCTTCGCCACCGTGTGCAGATTGGCTACACGGAGAACTCCATCAACGAGAACGGCTACCCGGAGCCGAAGGACGTGATCCTGTGCAAGGTATGGGCTTCTGCCATCGACGCAGGCAACCAGCGCTATCGCGCCGCTGACGTGATGAACACCGAGCAGGTGGTCAACTTCACCATCCGATACCGTCCGGACGTAAAACCGGGCATGTGGGTGCTGTTCAACGGCGAGAAATGGGAAATCTCCACACTGGGCGAGTACGCTTTCACCAAGGCATATCTCGGCCTGAAGGCTTCCCGTGCAAAGGGTGTGAGCGGATGAAACAGGTACAGGAAGCACTCAAGGACATCGGCATTCCGGTGTATGCCGGTGTCTGGCGGGCGACCTCCATGCAGCAGAACCCTCCGGATCAGTATGTGGTGTATTCCACCACAACCACTGAGGCAGCGCATGAGGACGATCATCCGTCGCTCTATCGCACCTACATCTATCTGAATCTCTGGTCGGGCATTGATCCCACAGAGATGCGCTACAAAATCCGCAGCGCCATGTACGCTGCAGGCTTTGGCATGGTGGAGGAATCGGATCGGGGCTATAACCAACCCGCCTACGATACCGCCACCGGCCAGTATACCGTGCAGTGGACATGGTGCTTGAGGGAGCTGGTCTAATGCCCATGAACACAGATGGCTTTGCCGAGCTGGCAGGCCAGATCGAAAAAATGGCCAACCGGCTCAACACCAACGACGAGGGCGCACCCACTGCAAAGCGTATCCTTACCGCTGCCGCCCAGCCCATCCATCAGCAGATGAAGGTCAACGCCAGCAGCGATCCCAAGAAGATCGAGGGTAAGCTGCATGGCGCACTCCATGTAGGCAAGGTGAAGCGCCGCCGCAAGGGTGGTCAGCATATCACCATAGGCGTCCACCGCAAGGATTGGAATGAAGAGGATTACTATCCCGCCTATGTCGAGTATGGCCACGGCGGCCCCGGGCCTGCGCCCGCTCATCCCTATATCCGCCCCGCCTATGATACCCGGCAGGACGAAGCCTACGGCATCATCCGGGACGGATTGCTCAACGAACTGAAGAAATGATATGGAGGTAAAAACCTATGGCTGTTACTGCTTCTCCCACGGTTTCCTCGACCATCGGTCTTAAAAACGTGGTCATTGCGCCGCTGACGGCAGATACCGAAGCGGAATGCACTTATGGCGCTGTGCAGGCGGTCGCGGGCGCGATTGAAGCGTCCGTTACCCCTGAAAACGCCGATCCCGATGTCCAGTACGCGGATGACGTGGAATTCGACGTGCTGTATCCCGACCCGGAGCTGAGTTTCTCCCTGAAGCTGGCCGACCTTCCGCTGGCTATTCAGGAAATGCTCCTGAACAACACCATCGACGATAACGGTGTCCTGATCCGCTCCGCATCTGACAAGCCGCCTTATTTTGCGGTAGGCTTCAAGAGCGAAAAGAGCAACGGCAAGTACCGTTATGTGTGGCTGTACAAAGTGCGTGCCAAGCCTGTCACCGAAACCTACCAGACCAAGGAAGGCGATACCGTGACCCGCCAGACCGGCAACGTCGAATTCACCGCCATCAAGCGTACCCACGACGGTCGTTATCAGGCGGTCGCCGACGAAGGCGAGAATGGCTTTACCAGCGAGAAGGCCGCGACCTTCCTCGAGACGGTCTACGAGCCGACCATTACTGCAGCCTGATAACGCGCACGGCGCTCATGGGAGAAATCCTGTGGGCGCTGTGCATTAGGAGGAAAAACGATGCTTCAGATTGAGAAAGACTGCATCTACATCACTCGCGGCGATGATGCCATGTTCCGAATTGTTCTGGAGCTCAATGGTGAGGTTTATGAGATGGCAGACGGCGATGTGCTTACTTTCACCGTTCGCGCCACGCCCGACGAAGCCAGTCCCATACTGGCTGAGCTTACCAGTACAAGCAATATCTTCACGATCAGTCATGAGGATACCAGCAGTATTCCCGCAGGCAGCTACAGCGCGGATGTTCAACTGATGCAGGCTGATGGCAAGCGTACTACGGTATGGCCTACCATCGTGGGTGCAAACCGCACTAAAGTCCATAATTTCCACAACTTCAACATCATGCCGGAGGTGACAAGCAAATGAGCACGCATCTTGAAAAACTCCCTTCCATCACCGGGAATATCGGCGATCAGGTCACTGTCCTGAATGAATTCGTGCTCAATACCTCCGAGATCGAAAATGGCACACAGCTGACGATTACCAGTCTTCGGACTGGTGAAGTCCAGACGGTCAACATCATGAACGGCCATACCCCGGTCAAGGGTCAGGATTATTGGACAGCTGCTGATCAGGCTGAAATAAAGCGTGTCGCCGAGGAAGCGGCATCTGCCGTCATTGAAACCGACACACCCCACCAGATGTTTGTAACCGATAAAAACGGCTCTGCAACATGGCAGGCTCGGACGCATTATGAAAGTGTGGAAACGGCTGAAAACGTCCTGCTTCTGGCTGGCGATGATCCCACCGAAAAGATGATAGCGGCACCTGTTGTGCCATACCCGTCCCCGAACAGCAGCATCACGGTTCGCTACAATGGCACGGACTATATCACAACAGCTGTGGAAGTTCCAGAAGATGCTGTTGGTATCGCCGGTGCCATTGCTGCCGGCAATCTATCGGTAATGGATATCGATGGCGGAGATGCCAGTCTTCCTTTCATTCTGGCTCTGGTGCCGCCTGCGTTTTCCACTCAGCTGGGCGGTGCCTATGGTCTTTTCGGTGCGCTCGACAGCCCGGAAAGTATCTCTGTTTCTCTCGTTACGACCGGCAAGGTTGTTCATCAGCTGGACAATAAATTCATGGGCATTGGTGACTTTGTCATCACAATCGCCCCGGACAAAACAATCAGCGTTGAAGGGAGCTTTGCTGATGCATGGGCGCTGGACGAACGCAAGCTGGCTTCCAGCATTAAGGTTGTAACCCCTTGGGATTCAACATGGTACGCGGATGGATATTCAGTCAGGTCGGTAACCAAGATCGATCAGACCGACAGCCCATATTACAGCGCTGCGACAATCGTTGTTGACGTCGATGAGTATCTTGATCTGGTTGACCCGGGAACGCCTATACAGCCTGTGACATGGAGAATCAAGTGGATGTTTTTGAATGGGGAATCCGCCATATCGATGCGCCCGGTTTATGGATTGCCCGATTTTGAGCAGCCCTGTGTCACTGATGGTAACAAAAACACCACTCATTATCTCCGACACGATGCTGGAACAACGCGCTGGTCACCAGTTTCCCTTGAAACTTTTGCAAAAGACTGCCCTGTGCAGTCGGTCAACGGCAAGATAGGCGCTGTGCAGCTGAGTGCATCGGATGTAGGCGCACAGCCCGCAGGTGATTATGCTCTGCGTTCA